AAGTAAAAAAATCATTAACTCCAACAGAATAAGCTGAAGATGAAGTTATACCTTGATAATTAACAAACCCTGCTGGTGGTGTTACTGAACCTGCATTTTGTTGCGTGGTAAATTTACTTGCTTGGGTTAAGCGAAAAGCCCAACGGTCAAGCCCATAATCCCCATCCGTAGGAGTAACACTAGCACCAGCGTTTCTTTGGTCAATAACCATCGCACCGTTTATGATGCGATTCCGCATGACTGAACTAATGGGTGCTAGAACTCCACCGCTTGCATCGTTTATTCGGTTTACTTGTAATTGAGACATTTATTCTGCTCCTTGTAATGCGGCTATTTGTGCTTGCAGTTTAGCAATCTGTTCTTCTTTAGTTGGCTGTGCTGCTAACCATTCTGCGTATTGTGCTTGTGCTTGCGCCACTTCTTCAGCAGTTAGTTCAACCACTTTACGCTCACCAGTAATCACATCAATTTCTATTCTGTTCATGGTTTACTCGTAAAGAATGTTGATTGAGCCAGCATCAAAAGTGTCTGTACCGTTTACTGTGGTTATGCGAACTCGGTCTAGTGTTGCTGATAAAGATTTTGAACCAGCAAAATTTAACATTCCTGTAAATGTCACTGTCCAGCTTAAATTCCCATTTAAACACCAAGTATTAGTTGATGCGTTTAAAAGTGTTAAATAACAATTTCCATTAAAAATAGAAGTAGCTTCATTAAAGTGTGTTGTAATATACCCTGCCGTTGAACTAATTGAACCTGCGCTGCCTGTAGTGTAACTAGCAACAGATGTATAGCCAGTATTTTCAACTCCCCCACTATCTCCAATTTGCACAAGAATATTACTTGTTCCGTTAGTAGAAACACCACTAAACATTACAGTCACTCGCTTTACCCAGCTAGGTATGCTAGTAAAATCAATGCTTGTTCCGCTTGTAGAAGCTACGGCAGAACCGCTAACTATTGCGCTATTAGCACCAGTAACTACGACTTCACCAGTAGCAGCAGGTAATGTCTGCGTAAAGTTACTAGCAGTTGCAGGTTCTTGAATGGTGATTTGACCACCACCGCTTGATTGAAGTACTAAGCTCATATTGATTTCCTCGCAAATTCGCCATGAAAGCGTTGTTCTGCTAATTTTCTTACGATTTTAGCAGTTTCAAAACATTTATAAGTACCAGCAACATAAACTTTTCCGTCTTTTTCAATCTTAACTTGCCAGTTTTTACGCATACGATATACGCCTTTAACACCGCTTGTGTTGTCTTTGCGTAATTTGGTGTTTCTCATGTTTTCTGCATGGGAAGATAGGCGCAAATTGCTAGGGTTGTTTTTTGCTGGGTTGCCGTCTTTATGTTCAATCGTTGCTAGCTCCCAAACGCCTGTACGCAAATACCAAATAACATTAGATTCTAAGTGGCTAGCAACTTTGCCATTAACGCTAAACGCACAAGAACGATGACCGCTTTTTTGGGTATATAACCCTACCAAGTCACCAACTTGACCCATGTGGGGCTTTTTAGACCAACGCAAACGGCTATCATCATCAACATACAATGATGTTTTCATTTTTTCCAACACTTCTGCTGGCGGTGTTTTTTTCAACACATTAATCACAGAATTACCCATCTCTCACCCGAACTTACAGTAACGGTAACGCCACTATTGATAGTTATTGGCCCAACGCTTTCTGCTGATTTGTCGGCAGGGAAGCTGTAATTAACGGTAACTACACGGCTGTTAAGAACAAAAACTTCGTCACCACCACCACCTGTAGCGCCACCGCCTAATTGACCCCATGCACCGCCTTGGTAGCCTTCAAATTGATTGGTATCGGTGTTATAGCGCATTTGACCATCTACAGGGCTTACAGGTCGCTGTGCTGTTGTTCCTTTTGGAATCAGCATAAAGCCTGTGCCTGTAAAGCTAGGGTTTACAAAAGCACTAGAAAACTGCACATATTCAACTGCTTCACCTGCTACCGTTCCAGCAACTAAATTAACGATTTTATGGGTATTTAAGTCTAAATCACCCGTCATTGGGGTTTGACCGTCTGCCGCAACCGAATCCGTCATAGCAGCAGCCAAGTCATTTAAAGTGTTATTTGCCCATGTACTAGATATAGTTGTGCCAGTTACTACTGGATTACCAGCAGGAAGTGTGTATGTACCTGATCCGTTTCTACTCATTTGTTGCTCCTTGTACAGTATTCTGTATGCCCTGTATTGTCAAAAGTCTAGCTAAATCATTGCGTGTTTTTTGATCGGCACTAACCTTTGGTTGACCACCAGCACGCATTAACCGCAATGCTTCTTGCGGATCAAGCATTGATTCTGCTAATCTATTTTTAAGTTGTTCGTTTACATCACCATAAACAAACCTGCCAAGCCTGTTTGACGCAGATATTGGTAATCCAACTTCGTTCATAAGGTTGCTGTAAACTAACTTTTGTACGGTGTCTGAACCTACTGATTTACCATCAGTAGCGGCAAATTTACCTCTAGCCAAATCTTTTTCAATAGCTTCAAGTCTTGCAATTTGACGATCAGAAATTGCGTCTGATTGTTTTAAATCTTTTAACGCCTTAGAAAATTGGCTAATGTATATTTTTTCTGTTTCAGGCGAAATAGACTTGTTAGCTAATTTAGCAATACTTTCAAGCTGGTCAATTGGTTTAGACAAACGCTCAAAACTTTGCCTAGCAGCTTTATAAACTGGACTTATTTTGTCGCTTTCCATAAACTTTAAAAGGTCAGTTTTGGCAGTTTTTAAAGCGTCAAGTTCTGCGCTAGTTGAACCAGCTTGGTCACGCTCTAACCTGCCTTTAACTGCGGCAATTTGTCTATCTAAAGCCATTTTGGTTTCGTGCAAACCACGCATAGAACCAGCAGGGTCGGCAATATCTATACCTTTATTTGCTGCATTAACTTTAGCGGCTTCCATTGCATTAGCAATAGCTGGTCGTTTAACTAAATTAGTTATTTGAGCAGTTGTTTTTTCGTCTAACTTACCTAAACTTAACGGTTTTAAAGCGTCAGCATAAAGGTCATCAGCAACTTTTTCTCTAAAATCTACATATTTAGATGTTCTTGATGCAGGTGCAATATTACGCAATGCCGCTGCTTGTGCTTGGGCGTTTTGTGCTTGTCTTTGTGCCATTAAATTGCCAGCAGTAGGGCTTGTAGCAATCAATGTACGCTCTAAAGCAGCCAAACTTGGAACTCCAGCAACTTCACCAACAGTAGGCTGTGATCCAGCTACTAGTTGCTGTGGATTGCGTAAATTACGCATGGCTTTGGCTTCTTCGCCACCTGCCATTTGACGCAAAAATCGACCGAGTATCTTTTCTTGACCTGATTCTAAAAATGGTTCAACAAGTGCTTTACCGCCTCTAACGCCTTTATCTACTAACTGACCAATAGCAGGGGCAACAGCACCAACAGGCGCACCAATTAAAGCACCAGTACGAGCGTTTCTGCCCATTTCCTCGTACATTGGCATACCAGTTTCACCTGTTTCTACAGGTTGCAGCGCACCCGATACTGCTCCAGTACCGCTTCCAATAACTGCGCCTGAAACATAAGGATTTTTTCCAAAACTAGGAATTACGCCAATTGCCCTGCTCATGCCGACTGCTGGCAACGCTACGCCAGTTACACGCCCTGTGCCGTAAGATGCAGGGTTAGCTTCTTGGTATACATTTGCTTCTTGGGCTAAACGTTGCACAGCTTCACTAACACCACCACGACCACCAGTAACTAACTGTGCGCCAGCCGTTAAAGGGTCAATAGCAGATTTAGTAACACCTGCCATAAAAGATTCTAATGGTCTTGGGGTTTCCTGAACATTTAAGCGAACACCACGCATCGGTCTGCCCATAGCAGCACCACCGCCAGTTTCAGCAAAATCAGACTGAGAAACAGGCAATTCTGCTGGTTGTAGCTCTTGCAAACGCAAACGAGCGTTAGCTAAAGCTATAGCTTGTTGTTGTTCTAATGTCATTTAAATAACGCCTTTTCTTGAGGAGTCATTGCATCCCAAACTCTTTGATCTATTCCTGATGGTGCAGGTGTACTTTTAACTTTTGAGGGTGGTGCAGGTGGGGGTGGTGTTGAAACTCTTGGTGGAGTTGCCCTACCTGCGGCAATGTAAGCACCCTCTAATAAGGATTCTAAGCGTTGTTTTTTCTGCGTAATAGCGTCAGGTTTGTCACCCAAAACAGGGAAATAAGTATCACGCATAGCGTTTAACTGCTCTCTTGTGTATGCCGCACCAGTACGCAATGTTAAAGCCGCATCAAGCACGTCTAATTGTGAATCTTCAACAATTTGACGCTGTGCTGGTTTCATTGACCGTGAAAGCAAATTAGGCCCTGTTACCGATTCAACAACACTTGCGGCAACATTTGGTTTAACCGCTGTAGGATCAACACCCAAAGCTGTTTGCATTTGCAAAATGTTTCTATCCAAAATAGTAGACATGAAGCCAGCTTTTCTTTCTTCGCCCGATGGCATATTAATGCTTGTTGCACCAGCTTTTTTAAATTCAATAGCTTTTCTTTCCACAGCTTGCAATTCTTGATCGGTAAGCTGGTCTATTGGTTTATTAAGTCGCAAAAATTGCATCGCTCTACGAGTTTCAGGATCTACCTTTTCACCGCCTGAACCAACTTCTTTAAGAGTTCCATCAGGCATAGTCATAAATCGCTTTTGACCTTCTGACAATGTAATTGCTTCAGGCGTTAAGTTTTTAAGTCCAACTGCTTGTAGTGCAGGGTTATATGCCCTAGAAGCAAAATCGTAAGCACCTTGTGGATTGGCTGGAATAGCAGCCCTGCCTTCAATAGTAGCTGTTGGCATAGGCACATTTTGACCTGCGCCACTCATTCCGTAAGGCCCTGCCATTTCAGTAACTTGTTCAGGTACAGCTTCTTGACCTTGTTGAATTTTACGGAATTGTTGTAATTCATCACCGTAACGCTGACGCAATTGTGCGGCTAATTCTAGGGCTTGTTTATCGCCTTTTTTAGCTAATTCTCCACCAACATAAGCATTGGCTAAACTTGCAAGGTTTTGAGTAAATGATGGGGCAACATAGCGACCACTAACCATTTGACCTTGTGGGGTTTGTTGACCTTGTTGCATAAGCAACTGCGCCATTTGTTGCTGGCGATTTAATGCTTGCTGTTGCCCTAAGATTTCGGGTGGTAAATTGCTACCACCTAAATTTAACATTTGTCCGTTGCTCATAATTAGTCCATACCTGTAGTCGTGGTTGGCACTTGACCTTGACCGCCATAACCATAAACATTATCTGCACCATATTTTTTCATAGCATCTTGTGCATTAGCGTATGGATCGCTTTGCCCTTTGCGTAGCATCATTGCCATAGCCATAGGATTCATGCCACCTTGCTGAGTTTGACCAGCAGCTTGGGTTAACCCTTGGCCTTGTTGCATTGCCATATTTTGCATGGCTTGTTGCTGTGCAATATTTTGAAAGTATGGGCTTAAACCACCAATGTCTTGGGGTTTCTGCATTGGCATAATGTATGGGTTCATAATTGTCCGTAATCTACGGCTTTATAGCCGTTATCAAGGGTTATTACAGCATTAGGGTACATAGCCTCAACTTCGTGTGCCATCACGCCTGTGTGCGTTCCATGACCTGCTAGAGGGTGATCCTTAAATTCATTTTTGTACTCGTATGTATATACGGGTAAACCATTAGGTAGCCAAGCAATGTGCTTAATGTTTTCTTTGGTACGAATGTCTGAATATTTAGCAATTCCAGCACTACCTAGTCCCATCAATCCTTGATTAAAGTTTTGCTGTGCGGCTTGCTGGGCATTAAAGTCGCCCATTTGGGCGTTGTATTGCATACCAGCAGCACCTAGTAAATCAGGGCCAGCCGTTGTTGCTTGCTGTGCAGAATTAACGAATTGAGGGCCTGTAACCTGTGAACCAGTACGCACCGCAGATAGCGTGTTAAGTGGCTCGTTACGCAAATACGCTTGTTCGGTTAATGCTTGTTGACGGGCTTGCTGACCAACACCAAAACCTTGTGTAGTAGCGGCAGCCAGTAAGTCGTTCTCACGCTGCGCTTGATTTTGCATCGCACGGTCATACGCTGTAGAGCCAATATCAATACCTTTGTTGGCTAATTGCTGTTGCAATGCTTCACGGGTTTGCTGAATCTGCGGCTGTAAACGCTGCATATACGCTTCTTGATAAGTCTGACTAGGATTAAACCCAGTAGACGGCAATGCTGCCGTATTAAACGGAGTATTGAGCATATTCTCAACATAACCAAGACCTTGACCTGCAAGCCTACCTAAACCCATGCTGGTTTGGTTTTGATAGTCTAAAAGCTGTTGTTGTTCAGGGCTTAAAGTCTGTGTAGCTGTCCAAGTAGGGTTTCCGTAAGGATCTTGACCAGTAACAGAATAATCTAATCTGCCGTAAGGAGTAACTTGGTTTACACGGTTAGCGGCTGTAGCTGCTCTTGCAGCATCTAAGTTGCCTGAAGCTGTAGCTTGTGCCGCTGCTGAATAGTCAGGCGCTGCTGGCGCTCTTGGCGCAGGGCCTAATCCTAAAAATCCACCACCACCCATGTCATTCTCCTCTTGCAGTTCTTAAAGGGCATTTGATGTCGAGAAAGCGACAATCTTCACGCCTCATAGCCATAATCACTAAATCACCATCCATGTGAGCATCAGGGATTTCGGCTATTACTTTAAAACCAAGGTGTCGGTTTAGTTTTAAGGCAGATTCATTATCTGCACAAACTTGACCTAGTATAACGCTAACGCCTAGTTTATTAAAGGGATAATCGAAAGCCGCCCACAATAAATCTCTACTCATCCAATTTACTTCATCTACTGCCGCAATGTGCATTTGACACGCTTTTGGCATAAAACTAGCAAATCCTACTACTGCTACTAAATTCCCGTCTATTTCCTGCCCAATACATACTGTTTCTATGGGTAAGGGGTGGTTCATCATTCGAACTAACCAGTCCCCCATGTACTGTTGATTTTCGGTCGTAACCGTTCTCAATTACAGTACGCCCCCTCTTTCCATTACAAAATCGGTACTAGCCCAATGAAATTCTATGCGCTGAGATACTACGTTCATACTGACTGAGCCAGCATAGCCTAATCCAGTTACGCCCTGCCATATCTTAGTAGTAACCAAACCACCGCCCCAGTTGGCGTTATCCCATGTGTCTAAATCCCATTCGCCAGTATTTAGGATTGATGGGTTAAACGATATTTGATTGGTTAAATCTACCGTATCAAAGTCGGTACTTATGCCGCAAAGCACGGTAGGCAATCCGTTATCGGTCTGTAAAATTGGGCGAACCAAAGTAAAGCGTTTTTGCTGTCCTCGGCTGTCAAAATAGGAATAAGCCTGCTGAACGAAGGCTTTTATGTTATTGCCATCATCGGCAAAAGTATCATAAAACCTGCCTACAAAGCCTGTTCCACCAAAATAAATGTCATCGCCACTTAATTCCCAGCAATTTGCGTTGATATTAGTAAATCTTGCCCATGACTTTGTAATATTGTGCATTACATACTGCTCTGAACCGCCAGTTACGGGTACATTGACAATCAACATATTTCTTTTAGCAAAATAATTCATTTGCCATCCAAAATTAGTTGAATAAAGGTCAGCCGCTTGGCTAATTGCGTAAAAAATCTTGTCAGTAATGTTTACACGGGGGTCTAAACGGGTAGATTGCAACCCTGCGGATAGAGGTACAAGACCATCTTCCGTTAAAAGCAACAAATCACCGCCAAATTTAAACAAGCATTTACGGGCAAAAGTTTGTCCAATGTTCCATAAACCAATTAATGCCCAATCATTAGGGTCAGAAGGGTCTGATCCCTTGTAAACCGCTACTTCACCGTTAGAAGTAACAAAAACTGCTAGGTCATCTACCCCGTAACCTGCGTCAATAGTCCATGTACCCATTGCTTGCAGGAATCCACCCCGTTTAAAAATACCACCAAGGGGGAACTCGGTTACTGCGCCATTGATTGAATCTACGGGTAAATACCAAAAGCTAAGACTGTCTTTTTGTACAAAGTACAAACGCTCTTTAAACAAGTTAATGTGTGCAAACTGGGTTGAATTTAGCCCTGTTACAAAGTATTTAACGGTATAAGTGCCTACAGTAGACGCATTTCCGCTAGGGGCGGTTGCCATTGTGTAAGTAAAAGTGGTTGGCCCTGTTACGGTAATTCGATACGCACCGTTAAACTCGGCTGGTATTGCGCCAGCTACCGTAACTGTATTACCAGTCACTAAACCATGCGCTACAGCCGTTGTAAGGGTCGCTGTAAGGTTTCCTGTACCACCCCTTGTAATGCTACTAATTGTCTGTGCGGTGCTTGTAGTGGCTGATCTTGACCATACTGTACCGTCATAAACGACCATTGGATCTACACCGTTTACAGCTGGCATAAACGATCCACCAGCAGTTGTAATCATGCTGTGAATCCACTTACCATCCGTATTACCAGCAAGGCTTACAGTTGCCGTAGAAGTGCTTACATCGTAAATAGTCGTGGTATTTGAGCCAAACATCTTATTTACGGATGGGCTGCTGTAATTCATCAAGGCTAAAACTGCGCCTGTAATGCCAGTTGAAGTTTTAGTAAAACCTTTACGCATGGTTACATCGGTAGGCGTAGGAAAGAAATTGACCATCTGAACCGCATCTAGCGGATTCATTTCAGCCAAAGAATCCCTAGCGTTCCAACCGCCAATGGGGGCAGGAAGGCTAGTAGTAACGGCTGTTCGACCTTTAGCGACTGCCATAATTAACTGCCGTAGCCAGTATCAGGGATGTTCGCCCAGCCAATAAGCACGGCACTTGGTTGTGGCGCAAACGACAATGTAGCAGATCCTTTATCGTTAGCCTTGGCAACGCTTAAATAACGAGCATAATCTTGTTGCAATGCAGTAGTGTCAAACGACTTGATTTGGAAATACTTGAGTTTTGTAGCCAATACAATAATCGTATCGTCTAATACGGTTGTGTCGGTATCGGCTGTAAAGCTATTCTTTACTTGATTTGTGGCACTTCTAGCCCATCCCTTTGAACGGTACTCAAAGCCTAAGTACTCAAGGGTGCTATAAGGTGGCCAAATCTGAAACTCATTGCCAAGAATACGCCAACGAACCCGTGGGCCTGTGGAAATATAGCCTGATTTTAGCCATTGCCATTGCTGGGCATCGACTGGGCCAAGCATTTGCCAATGCTTTGTCTTATCCCAATGGGTGTTATCTGTGACGGTTTCATAATCAGGCGGTAAGGGATACTTCGTTTTACTGAAGGTCACAGTACCGCCAACGCTTGTAGCCGAAGCTAACTGGGTAGTCGTTACGGTTGATCCTGAAACTGTGTTGACATAGGTATCTTGAGGAATAGCTGTGCCAACGATTGAGTATGTGTCATCCAAACCTGTGGTATTAGCAACATTTAGCAAATCGTAAGTGTTGTTAATGGTGTCACAGGTCGTGGTGATTGCTGTGGTGTAAAACCGATATTCCAACTCCAATGCTTGCCAATTGTGTTCTTTTACTAGGTCATACCCTGCACGGTTCATCAAAGCCAAGATTTGCTGCACATCTTGGTTGGTGTTCCCTGCTACATAAGTAGGTACGGCTAAGTTAAGTTCAGCGGTGACTTGCTGCACCATTTCAAGCATTGTTGCTGACATATTAGGCTTCCTCTGTGGCTACCGTTTTCTGTTTACGGGGTTTCTTTTCACCAACAGCAGCAAGTATAGTAGCCATTTGCTCTTGCATTAAGGCTAACTTCGCATCTGTTTCTGCCTTTATTTTAGCAGTTTCTAGTTCCTTTTTGGCAAGTTCTTCTTTTAAAGCGTTAATTTCATGCTCACGCTTATCGGTTTCTGCTGCCGTTGTTGCTAGATTTAAAAATGCCTTTGCCTTGTCACGGAACGCATAGGGTGACATTCCTGCCATCATTCCCATACGCTGTAACTGTAAATCTGAAGCGTTTGCAATAGATTCTACCGTTTGGAATTTAATTCCCCTTAATTCTTCGGCTTGGCTTTTTGATACTAAAGGCCATTCCGTTAAAGGTGTTCCAACCACTTCCTCATCATGCGCTCCCTGTCTATTCATGTAATTAGCCCATTGAATAGGGAAACGCTGCTTATGGCTTGCTAAAGCATAAGTGTCGATTTCGGTTAGGGTATCGCCAGCAACGCAGATATGTACAAAGTCAAAGTCTTTGTAGATTGGTCTGCCAGCATCTATGGATTCCTGCTCTTGTTGTACGGATTTCTTGTAAAAGCGTACTTGTAAGCGTGAATCTGCTCCTTGTGTGTCTGAAGGTAAAGCCATTTTTAAATCTCCTAAGTAGTTAGGTAAAGTTAAAGGTAAAAGGGGCTACCGATTAAGGTAACCCCCTGTTTTTACTACATTTTGCTATTAAACACTAGTAGCTGCAAACCATGCAAAATCACCTGAAGCAACGGCTACGGCTGGGCTTGCATATAAGCCACCTGAAGCTGTTGCAACAAATGTTGAAGCATTGATAGAGCAAGTAGCTGTAGAAGCGGTAATTGCTGCACCAGCACGGGCTAGTACATAACGCTTACCATCTGAAGCCCAAACTTGCGAACCAGCAGGGCCATTAGCAGGGATAGTTACGGTAGTTGCACCGATAACTTGAGTAGTTGCTTGAACTACATCATCCAAATTAATGCCCGAGGTAGGGGTAATAGAATATGACATGATAATTTCCTTTAATTAGTCAGTTGATTAAGTACCGCTCAAAATGCCTTGCAATGAAGCGTTAGAGCAGGTTAAGTTACCAGCCCAGCCATACAGCTTCACGATTGCATCTTGGTTAATCGATTGACGCTCACCACCGATAGGAACAAAATTACGCTCTTTGTGTGGACGGAAGAAGATGTAATCGGTGTTCAAGAGATACATATAAAGCGGATTCTCTTGTGCGCCAATACCACCACCCAAAATAACGTCAGCAGACATACCGCCACCGTAGAACTTGAGGGATGCGAAACCTGCTGCACCTTCTTCTACACCAGCAATACGCTGAATTGCTTGCAAAGAACCTACATAACGCTGATACAAGGTGTTACCAGCAATAATAAGGTCAGTTTTGTCCGATCCACGAACAGATTTGATAGCAGCGGTAGTCATAGCAGCTTGGATCAAAGCAGCGGAATCAGCACCCGTAGTTGCTTGGTTCTGCCAAAATGCCCAGTTTGCACGGTTAATACCACCGTATGTACCTGTGGTTGGGGAAACAGAAACAGCAGCGGCAAGACCTGTGATGTTCTTACCACCGTTACCTGTACCGTCACCATAAATGTCACCCGAAATGCGGTTAAGCAGACGAGCTTCAGAAACTTGCATACGACCATCTAAAAGGTCAATGATTGCTTCTTTGCTGCTGTTTTGGAGCATTTCAAGACCACTCATGGTCACAGAATCAGCATACTGAGTAATGCTGAACTGAGCAGCCGAGATTGGGCTATCAGGGGTGATGTTCAGAACTTCATAGCCGCTATACGAGTTAGCGTTATTGGTTGCTGGGTCGTTGTACATAATCTCTTCCAAGATCACATTTCCGCCTGAAAACGGGCGAACATTACCTTTGGAGTTAAGACGCTGAAGAATTGCATTGTTTTGTGTCAAGTTATCTGCCAATACTCCGCTACGACTTTGAATGGTGGTAGCGATAATATCGGTGATTGCTGAGTTAGCAAAAGCCATGATATTTCCTTTATTTAGTTAAGTTAAACCCGACCACCCTCTGCATCGGCTAAATTAGCCATCAGCAAGGATCGTCTATCCTTTGCATCTGTTTTAGACACTTGACCGCTAGGAGTAACGGATCGTGGACTAACAGCAGTT